CGGCTTTGTCCTTCACAATTTTTGCTCTTAAAGCTTTTTGTCTGGCTATATCAATTGGGTTAATCATGCCAGTGTGAGGATTCGGGACAAGAGTCACTGTTTCATAAAGTTTTCCCTTGATTTTCCTTTTCAATTTTGCGCCTGTTTTTGGGTGCCTGCCAGAAAACTGAGTAGGAAGATAATGATTTTCTGCGCCTGCAACAAAAGTCCTTGGTGCTGATGTTTCTTCTCCACGATGAATTGAAATTTTTGACCCGTTTATTATTACTGGTAGCGGATCTTTAAATCTGTCATTTGGTTGTTCTTGAAGAATAAAATAAACATCGTCAAGAGCTGTCGGATTTTTTGCAGTCGCTTTTTCCATAGCTTCCGATTCACGAGCCTCTTTCTTTTGATGTTCCAGAACAGTTCCAAAACCTTCCTCATTTACATTATCTTCTATTTCAGGGGGGGGTGCATCTAAAACACTTTTTTTTGCCATTTTTTCTCTCTCCTTTTTTTGTTGTTCCCGGAGTAAGGGAGAGAGGCGTTTCCGCCCCCTCTCCCTTACTCAAAATTATAATAATCCTGCCGATTAAACTACAATATCAAACTGCAGAACTTGAGCGGCAGTCATTATCGCTGAAGCGATCTTGATACCCTTGGGTACTTTTGATTTCAAATTTGGATCAGCGTTCATCAGATTGCCTTTAATGTCATAAACGACTGGCTGATTGAAAGCGGCTATAACAGTAGTGCTTTTCACCAAATTATCAACCACATAACCGGCTTCCTGAATCAGATAAACCTTAATACCATCAGCAACGGCAGTAACGTGCTCTGTTGAAGACTGCAGGTTAATGGCAGTTGCCAAATTAGTGGCGGCCGTGAGCGCGGTAGTACCATCTGCAAATTTATGAGCATCGGTAGTACCATCTTCGGTATAGGTAATGGTTGTGCCATTAACGTCAAAGGTAATCGCTTTAGTCCCAATACTTGCATAAGTATCCATACTGAAAGCAAGTATTTCGCGGCCTGTATGGTCATAATATGCTTTTGTGCCTTGTGCGTTAGGCTTATATTCAACTGGTTCACAGTCTGTTGTGGATTCATTACCCTGGAAAGCATCAATGCCAGCACCAGCGGTAAGTTTGCTCATTGTGGCAGTGCCGTTAAAATGTTTACCGCCATTAACAAATGCCAAAGGATCAGAACTGGATTCTCTGATAACTTCGGTTTCGGCTCCTAAGGTAGTATCAATCATTTTGACAGACTTCGGAACTTTACCAATACTAAGAAATAAACCTTCTGCGGCCGCGGCGAGAACGCCCGGGGTGAGTTCAACTAAATGTCTCATTTGTTTTTTGCTCCTTTCTAAGCATTATGCCGACTATGCGTTTCTCCGTAGTGAACAAGCGACTTCAATTTTGCAAAGCCAGTCATCATTTGTGATAACGATGTCATGCCATGTTTTCCATGAAATGAAACCCTGAACTCCGAGTGGATCAGATGTTGATTCTTTGGGTCCACCGCTTGCAACCTTAATGTCCTTAAAACCGGCAAGTTTGGTACAACCGAACGAGTCAACGCCAAAAGCTACAAGTGCATAAACATCACAGCTTCCGCCTGTACGTCTCAAATTGGTATTGGAAGAAACTGCGCCAGCACCAAGAAATGGAACATAAAGGATGGATTCGAGGAACTTAAACGGACCCCACTGACCAAACTCATTGTCAGTGACCTTTGAACTCTGAACGCCGTAATCCTTGACGAGAGTGAACCCAGGAAGGTGGCGAAGGTCTGCTCTAAGATGGCTATGAAAAAGAACCATGAAAGCCTTTTCAACCGCCTGAGAACCATAAACCATTCCAGCAGGTTCAAGTTCGGTAAAAGGTTCGGCTCTACCGTCAGCAAAAATACTCTCAACAAGTTCCAGAATACTTATATCAAGCACACTTGCCACTTCGGCCCTGGATGTACCATCTGAATAAGCAACATTAGTTCCAGTTATCAGAGTTTCCCAGTCGTAAGTTTCAATGGTTTCGTGGGCCTGTTTGTTAAGTTTTTTCTGTGTATGTTTGTCAATTTCGTTCGGGTCCATTTTGTAAACTTCGTCTGCAAACCTTACCCATGAACCGAGTTTGACCAACTGTGTAACAACATCTCTGAAGGCAGGCTCTTCACCCTCTGGATTCACACCACCCTCAAGAACACCTGTTCTAATGGGTAAATCTTCATATTCACGGAAATATAAAGTATTACCCTTATTTCTGTCTATCATGGCGCTTGCTGCAAACGGCATGATATTTGTTCTGGCTTTATGGGTCTTTAGAATTCGCCCGGCTGCCACGCCTATCGCTTTTGGAGCTACGTCTTGAAAATTAAGAAAGTCTACTGCTGTTGACATTTTAATGTCTCCTCTCGTTTATTTAAAAACTGATTGGAAACCAGCCTCCGCTTCTTCGTGTTTAGATTTAGAAACTTCTACAACAGGAACACCGCTTTGCTTTTTTGGGACCTGAGTTGTCATATCAAGAACTGCGTCTTGATGTATTTTATTTGATTCTGTCCTCTGCTTTTTGGCTTTTTTCATCCTGATTTCGTTTTTAAACAGGGTCATAACCCCGAGTTTCATTCTTAAAACTTTTTCTGAAAGTCGGTCGGTATCCAGTTCTTTTTTCAAATCTTCTAATAAAGGTTTGTTTTCTGGCAAGTTTTCCCATTCTTTCCATTCGTCGGTTTCCAGTTGCTCATAAAAGTCTGGATGACCGTATAAGGAATGTTCCAAGGCTGTATTGTGAGACTCTTCTCGGCTTTTAGCATCTTTAACTTTTTTCGCTTCGAGTTCTCTTTCCTCTTTCAAAACTTGTTGTGCTACCCTTCGGGCTTCGTTTGAAATAGTAGTAGCCGCTGGTCCAATTTCTTCCTCAAATTCTGAAATTTGATCTTCTGGTTCATTACTTGCCGGGGGGTTCGTTTTAACCTCTTCTAAAGCTTTAATCCGAGCATTTGTTTCGTGCCAACTTTTTTGCGTATCAGATAATCGCTTTTTGGCATTTTCATTTTCGGCTTTCAGCTGCTCGACATCTGCCAATGATTGTTCATAAAGTTCTTGGTAATTGGGAAGTTCTTTTTGAACGCCATCACCTTCACCTAAATTATCAGTAACAACATCAACAACTTTCGTAACACCATCAACCGAGTCTGTGTTTTCAACTTCTGATACGGAATCATCGGCTGGTGGAGTCACCACATCACCGGCAGGCGTATCATCTGTTGTATCAGCAAACTGAAGGTTAAAGGCAATTTCTTCGGCTGTTAAATCTGGCATAATAGTTCCTCTCTCTCCTAAAAAATCTTTCGGGTCTATTGTCGATATGGGAATCTTTACAGAGCCATGTCTAAATAGAGAATCCTTTAAATACAAATTATTTCAATGTGAACTGTATTGCCTGCGTGAGCAGCGCCAGTTTTCACTTGAATCTTGTCTTTTGTGACACCGCCGGTAGATAAATTATGTTCTACCAGTGGATAACCCTTGTTGTTGCCATAAAAAATTATTAGGTCTGTTTCCCCTGCAGGAATATCAATATCCCTTATAGGTTTTTCAAAACCTAAATCATTTACAACATTGACGGTCACATTGAGGCCACCAACGGGGGCAGCGCTAGTAAGTCTTATCCATATTGACGTTAAAAATCCCGGCTTTGAAACCCCGAAAATTTCATCAAGGGCAGCACTTGCAATACTAATCCCCGTTTTTTCAATTACATAAGGATATTCACTCATAATGGTTCACCTCTAAGTCGGTGTGTATGCTAAAATATGTAGCTCAACACCATCGACAGTAATTGCCACTGTTCCGGCAGCTGCTCCAACCGTTGTAATCGTTGTCGAAACGCCGCCCTTGCCTGTATTTCCCTGAAGCCTTGCTCCGTCTGAAAGCACCAATGGCCCGGCAAATTCAGCACCTTGCGTAAAAGTTTTTTTGTCAACAAAATCACTCATTTTCGCTACTCTCCTTTCCTAAAATTTTATCATTCAGGCCAAGAATAGCATCAAGTGTGTCTAAAATGCCGATGGCCTTTCCAATTTCTTTATCTGTAGTCATTAAACTTCTCAAAGTCTTTTTTTCATACTTTTCATAAATGGGTCCAAAAATTTCTTCAAGTGAATCAGATAAACCCCTATCTTGAAAATATGTTTTAAGCTTGCGCCTCTGTGGGCTCGTAAGTTTGATTTTTAGCACGGTCTAATAACCCCCGTTTTCTTAATGACATTAATTGATTTCTCTCTTCTGGCGGCATCCCGGAAGTTTTTCTGTTAAATTCTTTTTCCTCATATTTTGCTGCATCTTCAGCATCGGTCTGTTTTTGAGCATCAATTTTGGCCTTTTCCTGCATGACTGTCATTTGGTACATTTTCTGTTGAAGTTCTTCCGGAGTAAGGAAATACTCTTCGCCATCCAAATCCTTCGTTTTCATAATGTTTTTAATCAGTGCTGGAATTTTAGCTGACATCTGGACTTCCTCGTTCTTGGTTCCTAAAATCATCTGCAGAACATAGGTGAGACTGTTAAACAATACTGTTTTCTGAATGTATGTTTTATATCCGGTGGCCTTCACATTTGCATCGGCATGGATATGTGTAAAAAAAGGATTGATCATCAAATAATTATACTGAGCCTTGTAATGTTGAACCAACATTTGCACATCAATTCTCTCAAGAATTAATTCAAGCTGGGCGTTTGCTCCCATAGCGGTCACATTTACTTCTGTGGCTGTTGTTTCCTTATTGGCATACTGACCTTCCATTTGCTTCGGGATGTTGGAATCATCGTCTGCTTGGGCCATAGCAAACTGAAGAATGGAATCAAGAGTGCTGGCAGTGTCCGGGAATCTTTGAAAATTAAAGATTTCTCCAATCTTCTGAGAACTTTCATCAATTTCCATTTTGAAAAACTTGCCTGGATAAAACACCAAAGTTTCACCTTCAGCAAGGTTGGCGGCGTTTACGGCTCCAAAGGGAACACTGGAAAATTTCTTAGCATCTATATATGCTCTGGTCAGACCGTTTGTCAAAGACTGCATATCTCTCATTTTACGAGGAACACCAAAGCCGTAGGTGCAGAATGAAGGCTTTACCCATGTCGCATTATAAATGGGTCTTTTGCCGGTTTTATTGAATCCTGCATAAATGGTCCTATTTTCGGCAATGATAACTTTGCAATCATAAGATTGAATTTCACTGTTGCTTTCAGGAATGGCATCAGAAAAAACTTGTCTGAATTTATTTCTGTGGTCGAGAAGGATTTTTCCAGGAATTCTTCCATAAAACTCAAATACATTAATATTTTCTTTTCTGTCAGTTATGTTCTCTTTTTGAGGGTCATAGCTGCCGAACGCTGTAATATCGCTTACATTCCTGTTTTCCCAACCCTCCGCTACTTCGATTCCTGATTGTCGATCAAATAAAGGCGAACTATTGATTAAATCAATAAGTTGATCAGGTCTTAACTGAGGGCGATATATAACTCCTTGGCCATGTTGACTGTCTTTAGCTTCCGGATCCAGAAAGCAATCCCAAATGTTGAGTGCTTGTCCTGCAGGAATAATTTCTCTTTTCATAATATTTCTGAATACAAGCTGCCCGGAAATGGGGTCCTGACCTACCGGAACATACTGTTCTTTTTCGTGAACCATAGGAAAAGGAGTATTCCAGAAGGCATTTCCATAAACGATGAATTGCCATAACCACTCAAGAAATTCAGGTTTAAATTCCGACTGGATATTCCAATCAAGAATTTGTTTGTATATTTCCTTGGTTCTCCGTTTTAATTCTTCCGGAGATAAAATTTCTGACCACGGGCCTTGAGGAACAGGAGTCATTTCAATATTGAGAGGGATTTTACCATTCTGGAATTCAGATGCCATGATTACGGCCATGACCGCCAAAACTTTCCTCTGAGTTAAATTGACAAAAACACTGGACCTTTCCTTGTCGATTTCCCCAGATTTCCATTCTGCCTTGAAATTGCCCATTACTTGAGCATTGTCACAAATCCATTCCGATTCATACTCTTGTCTTTCGGTTGACATGGGAGCGAATATATCGTTTGTGATATATGTGGCCAAAATATCGCTTACCATTTTTTCGCCAATTTGTATTCTTGCACTGGAATTAATCATCATACCTGTGCCGTATGATTTCCTCCATGGCTGTGAGTTTGATTTCCTTCTCATTGTGCCGCAGCTCCTAAACTAAAATGTTCGAATGTGCCGCAGCTCCTAAATTAAAATGTTCGAATGTGCCATTCCTAATTTTTTCCTGTATTTTTCGGGCCTGCTCTTTAAAGTTCGCCATGGCCATATATCTAAATTCGTCTGCTGCGTGGTCCTCTTGCTCGCTATCAACATCATCCCAATTTTTTTCATCTCTCGTGAGTCCCGGAAAAGTTCTTAAAAAATGGAAGCAACTATTAAAAACATGAAATAATGGTCTGCCTTTTTCATCGCCCTGCAACAAATATCTCAATAAGGCCCAACCTGCCTCTCGGTCGTTTTTTGCTCTTTTAAACCTTATTTTAGTAGCTTTGTTCATCCTTATTACTTTTGATTTGCCACCATCCCTGGACCATATCGACGGGTCGGCTACCCGATATTTTATTTGATGTCTGTAATTCCATTCCAATTTTGCTATTTTCTTGGCAATCTCAACATCATCCATGCCATTGCCTTTGTTTGGTACATTTTTACCGGTCAGAGGGTCTTTTAATATCCCGTAAATTTCCTTAAACCTTATCAAAGCGCCTCTTTCAAGCCATTGTCCATTATGTTCAAAACCAGGGGAAACGGTATACATACCATAAGAAAAAGGTCTTGCACATCCCCAATCATAAGCACAATACACTGGCCAAGTGGTAGGGATTTTAAAAGGTGAAATGATTATTTTGTCACTATTTTCATACCATCTATCAGAAAAATAACCACCCACAACAACATCCCAATTTCCATGAAGCCATGCCGCTCTCAATGCGGGATCTTTAATTGCTCTTAATTTTCTTTCATAAGAAGGGTCAGCCTCCATAAGAATTTTATTGTCATAAACATTGGCAGGAATGAAAATTCTGACATTCCCTACAGGGTCCACAATGGGTCTATAACCGTACCGGCTGAAATCAACGAACCTTGCTTTGAGCCAGTTATGTCCCGGCCCCCCGGGGTTGGCATTTATTATAATTTGCTTTTTTTTGGCTATTTCCGGGTTGCCACTTCTGCAACACATGTAAATTTTTTCTATCGGGTCAAAGTCTTTAAAA